TGGGTTTCCCAGAGCCATGAGTCGAGGTGTTCGTCGGAGCGACTCTCGGGGAGAAATTTGAACCCCGCGTGTTCTGTCTTGTGAACTAGCGCTGCGTCGATCCACACACCAGCCGCACGCTCGCGGTATTGGTGCTTGAGAGCGTAGACGTAGCCGTCAATCTGGGCGCTGACGGCGAACCCGTCGATGAAGTCGGAGCGGAACGGGCCGCCTTTCTTATAGCTCGTGGTCGTCTTGTGCTCGCCGACGAGAACCTGCTTGCGATACTCGAAGATCTTGTCGAGCCGCCCGACGTAGAAAAGCGTCGGGTCGTCGGGGGAGAGGGGGACGGCGAAGGGTTGCTCGATCGCTAGCACGGCGAAAGACGGGTCGGAGAAGATGTGCTCGCGCGCGTCGATGTAGCCGTGGAACATTTCGCGGGCGATTTGCGGCGTGCGCGGGGAGAGTTGTTCGAGGTCGTCGGGGGACAGTTCGTCGGGCGGCGGAAGGCCGTCGGCGGTCCAGGCGGTGATAAAGGCTTCGTAGGCGGAGTCGACGATGGCGCGTTTGGTAGTCTTGTCGGGCTTGGCGAGGGCAGAGGCGGAGCGCCAGATGGCGTCCTGCGCGGCGTGCCAGGCGGTGCCGAAGGTCAGGGCGACGGATTTTTCTTCCGGCCGCCAGTGATAGACGTGCTCGAAGAGGTACATGCGGGGGCAGCTCTTGAAGGAGCTGATCCTCGAATTATCGAAAAGGGAGACGCAGCGTTCGTTCGACATGGTTGTTCTCCAATTCAAAAAATCACGAGACGTTGCAGGCTGCGCGGTATCTGCACGTTGTTCAGCCGCCGAGCGTCGCCATCACTGGCAGTCTCGTGTCCCGTAACCCCGTGTGTGAGCGGGGTTAGGATGCTTCGGGATCGTCGGGGTTGAACGGCTTAGCGTCATCGCTGGACGGTTTTCTCCGATCATCAGCCAACGAGAACGCTGGAGTACCAGGCAGCGGATAGTCCTTACTCGGACCCGTCCCGCTCAGCGCCGTCAACAGCTTCGCCCGATCAGCATCCGTCAGGCTCGCCGCGAGCTTGGCGATCTTGTCGGCGGCCGACTTCCCACGACGCCGCGCGCCAGGCGTCCATTCGCCTGCGTCGAGGCTCTCTTGCAGCGCTTCTGGCGTCGGAGCGCCCTTCTTCTTGCCGAGAACCCGCCGGATGTGATCAGCGAGCTGCTGTCTGATCGTCGCAACCGCGGCGGCGTAGATCGTGTCGTCGTCGAGCGTGGTACGGAGGTCGGTTAGATTTTTTCCCAAGGGATAGTTAAATTCCAGGCCGGGGGTGCCCTTTTTGCGGGGCTTCAATTTAATCGTGAGGGTCATTGGTTGTTCTCCTTAGAGTTGAGTATGCGTTTCACTGCCGCCGTAACCGCCCCTTTCGTCCTCGCCGCACGCCGCGCCTCGTGGATCTCATCCCGACGCCAGGGCGGGATGCCTCCCAGCAGCGCGTTCCCCTTAGCGTCCGTTGCGGGCCACGGAATCTCCGCCCAGCGCGTACCAGCGAGGATCCCACGGACGGTCGAGACTTCGATTGAAAAGTCTGGGGCGATGGATTCGCAAGTCTCGCCCTGCCAGAGGCGGTGTTTGATACGGGTGGTGAGGGCTGGGGTTAGCGGGGAGCGGTTTTGGGGGTGTGGGGGTTTTGGTTTGGGTTTTGATTTGGGAATTATATACATGACTCCCCCGGCAATGGTTTTTCGTCAAGCAGAAGCTCCGCCTGGCGCACGTAGGTTGCATTTGATCCGACCTGGTGCTCTGCGGCATAGCCTTTCGCAAGCGGTAGAATCAGCCTAAGTGCGTCTACAAACGGCGCGAATTCGAGCTTCATTTTGCGTTCCGCGATCATCATAGCCGCCAACGCAATACGAAGTGACACAGCCTCGCTAGGCCTAGATACCCACGCGCTTTCATCGTCCAAGATGCGCTCGACAGACTCGAATATCGCTCCAGGCTCACGGGCCAAGGCTTCAAGCATTTTGAGTCGGTCACTTAAGCCACGCGCATCGCGCTCCCATGCCTCGGCGGATTCCTTCCACCCGAGCATGTCGTCTTCCATTTTGGCGCATTTGGCTTGGTAATCTTCGATCAACAAGGCGCGTGGTGTATTTGTCATTCGCAATCTCCCTAATAGCAAACGTCGCAGGTGCAGTGGGCATAGCTTCCGCTTTGGCATTTGGCTGACGCGTAATGTCTCGGCATCATCGGGTCATCGCCGTAGGCGTCGCAGTGAGCGCACTCGCCTTTTGGCAAACAGCGCCTGTGTTTCGACGGCTCCATAATCGGAACAATTGTCCGCGCAACCTTGTCGTAAAACAGTTCCGACCTACAGAGCGGTACTCGGCGCGGGCAGTCGTTGCATCGTGTTTCGTCAGTTGGATAGCCTTCCGGCGGGCAATCGCTGCAATAGGTCATTCGCTTTTGCTCCACTCTCCACACCAATCGTTTGGGCCAACAAACGGGAAAGTTGCCATCGGGTTATAAGTAATCGGGTGTTGGTTGTCGTCAGGCCACGGGACCATTTGCGGCGGGTAGCGGTGACAGTTTGACCCGTCACACCACTTGCAATCGCGGCACACCTTGCCGTCAGGTGCGGTCGGGCTCATTCGTCACCGCCCACATATCCTATGCCCTTGCAGATGTAGCAAGTTGCAGCTGCAACTCCGCGCGCGTCTTCCGGGACTGGGCCGGGAAACAAGTATTTTGCCGTCGTAACGCTGATAGCAATCTCGCCCGAGCCCTTGCATTTATAGCACTCGGAAACGCCGTCCATTTGATCGAATTTTTGCTGTATTTTGTCTTCAGGACTCACGGCTTATCTCCCCTCCTAAGTGCTGAGCAAACGCGTTCACATTCTACAACTTCGGCTTCCAGCTGCTCGATCATGTCTGCGGCTTCGGAAAACTTAGTCGGGCCGTATGACCTCTCGGCGGTGTGGCAAAGCCTTAGCCACGCCACGATTTGCTGTTGGGTGTGCTCCGTGGGAGTCATCTATATAATTCCCTTTGATTTCATGGGGGTGGTGTAACGTAGTGCGTTGCGGTTGTCAAGTAGGTTGGTTGGGCGCTCATCTCATCCCCCACCGCCCGGGGGCGGGACCATGCGGTGCCGTCGGCGGCTTGACGCCCAAAGCCAGTAATCTGTTGGATACGGCATCTTGAGCTTACGCTTTAGCGTGCGTCCGTTGGGGCAGATGCACCAGAGCAGCGCGCCGCACTCAAACCCTGCGGGCGTCTTGATCCCGCGCGTATCAATCCAACCGCGGTTCGCGCATAGACCGCAATGACCTTTGCTGACGAACTCGCGCTCTTCCAGCGTCGTGTAGTGAATGACCGCGAGGGCTTCCCGCTCCCAGATCACACGAAACAGGCGCACCTTCCGCTCTGCGGGCGACCACGTGAACACTGGTTTGATTTTCATATCTCTTCCTTCCTCCGGCACGGTGGGGGTGGTTAGGTTGCGAGGCCGAGCGCCTTCTTCATTTCGAATTGGGCGCTTACGCGGCCTTGGATTTCGCCGTGGTCACAGCCAGCATGGTAAGCGCGAATGAGCGCTTCCTTCTGGTCAGACAGATCAACATCGAAAAGAAAATCGCCTGCGTCCCAGCATTCGAGGCGCTTGCCGTTTTCAACCCACTGGTACATTTGCGATAGCGGCTTGTTCACTTCTTCCTCCCGAGCATGCTGAAACTTACAGCGTTGCGGTTGGGTTTGTCAACCTTCCCGCCGCTGTCAATCGCCGCCGCCATACTTGATCAACTTCATCTCGATCGTCTTCGCACGGTCGACGCGGCGGCGCAGCTCGCTGAGGATCTCGGCCCACTCGTACCCGCTGATTGATTCGCCGCTGTAGGAGGATTTCGTCGGGTAGTAGGTGATGGAGATTTTCGGGCCGTTTTCGGATTTCGAGACGTGGAAGATGTCGACGGATACGCCGGTTTCGGTGAGGTCGCCGAGCATTGATGCGAGGATTGATTCAGGTTGGTTAGTTGTCATGGGGGTTGTTCTCCTTGTTGAGGCGGCGACGGATTGCGGCGGTGTTGGCTGCGGTGCGATAGAGGAAGTGGAGGGCGAGGCCGATGAGGATGCCCAGCAATGCGGCGTTCATCGCTCAGTCTCCGCACGCTTCCTCACCGCCTCAACCTCATCATCCTCCCGCATCTGTCGTCCCATGAACCACACGCGCGTTGTGGCGGGGAGGTTGTCGAGTTGGTTGAGGATGCGGAGGAGGCGGCAGGCTTCCATGAGAGCGGCTTCGGGGTCGAAGTCATAGTCTTCGGTGTAGCGGTTTTGTGGAGGCTGCGTAGGTGTGGGCCACGCGCCGCTGACGCCTGGAGGTATTGCTCCGATTGTGAGTGTGATGGCGTCGGGAGAGGCGCGTCCTGCGGTTATCACGAAAGCCTCACTCGTCGATCCTGCGGGCATGATTACGGGCATGACTGTCTGTCCGCGATTTACCGTTGGATCGACGGCCATATTGGGGATTGTCGTGTAGTGCGGGAAAGCTGAGTGTTGGAAGTACGATCTTGGGTAGGTCATCACTCAATCCCCCGAATCAATCTGCGTCCAGAACCCACACTCTTCGCACCGCCGTTCGACTAGCGATGAGTATGCGTCGCCTTTGGAGGTTGTTGTCATGTGGCGGCAGGCGGCGAATGTAAAGAAGCGTGGCTCGTAGCGGCCCCAGATCGCGTCGTCGGTTGACGGCCGAGCGTGGTGGTGCGTGAGGACGACCATGACGCCGGAGAGGTCGCGGCGGGTGAAGAGTTTGACGTTGGGGAGCATTCGCGTGCCAGGCCGAAGCTGCTGATGCTTATCCCAAACAACTCTATCTATCAAAAGCTGCCGATCGAAAATTCTCCACAACCCCAACGACACAACGCGCCAGAAATCCTGCTCCGTCGCCGGGGCGAGGTTTGGCGGGAGGTCGGAGTGGCCGCCGAGGCGCGTGGGGAGTTCGGCGTCGGGGAAGGTGTGGTTGTGTTGGCCGAGCATCATTTGAGCGTTGTTCTCCATCTGCAACTCAACCGAAGCATACAACGCTTCACCCCAATGTCAAGCCGTTATTCTCCTTTCCGCGAAACATCGTCGCGACGGCACGGAACGTATGGAAATTAGCGGCGTTCGAATGCGCGATTTGCTTGTCAGTTTCGTGAATTCGGGGCAAGCTACGTGTCCCTCAACACGGCTGAGTAAACCCCAAATGTCTAACCCCGATGATGGTGAGAATTCCGTCCCGATTGCGCCAAAACCGCCAACTATCCCCCCAAAACTAACCCTCGTCTCAAGCAAACCCGCCGCGGAACCTGAATGGTACGGGCATCTCCTTCGCACTGGCACAAAAAAGCGTCCCGGCGTGCCGAAAAAGGCCATGCGAAACGCCGCGATCGCCTTGGAACGCGCGCCGGAATTCAAAGACGCCCTCACCTACAACGCCTCGGCGCTGACGGTAAATATCGAACAACCCCTTCCGTGGGACTCCCCTGACGATTTCCAGCCCCGCGAATGGAATGACAACGACGACCGGCGCTTCCTCATGTGGCTTGAGGAGCGCAACATCATGCTCAACCTCAAGGTTGTGTGTGAGGCGGTGCAGGCGGTCGCGAACCAAAAAGCCTTCCACCCCATCAAAGCCTACCTCGACAGCGTGACCTGGGACGGGAAGCCTCGCGTCGATACTTGGCTCACAACCTACCTCAACGCCGAGGACACGCCATTCCACCGCGCCGTCGGGCGGCGCTGGCTCATTTCAGGCGTCGCACGGATCCGCCACCCTGGCTGCCAGGCCGATTGCATGCTGATTCTCGAAGGCAAACAGGGGACGCGGAAGTCCTCGGCTTTGCGGGTGCTGGGCGGAGAGTGGTTTACGGACGAAATACGCTCGCTCGGCCACCGCGACACGTCGATGAGCCTGGCGGGGAAGTGGATTGTCGAGTTCGGCGAGCTGGAGGCGTTCAAGGACGACAGCCTTGAGAAGCTGAAGGCGTTCCTCAGCCGCCGAATCGACCGCTTCCGGCCGCCCTACGGCCGTTCGGTCGTCGACGTCAAACGTCAGTGCTTGTTTGCTGGAACGACCAACAACCGAGAGAGCCTTAAGGATACGACAGGGAATCGGCGGTTCTGGCCGGTCGCCTCCGGCGCGGTCGCGCTTGAGGCTTTGGTCGCGGATCGAGATCAACTGTGGGCTGAGGCTCAGGATATGTTCAATCGAGGGTTGCCCTGGTGGATGGAGACGGAGGAGTTGCAAAGCGCCGTCACTTCAACCACCGAGGAGTATCGTGAGATCGATCCGTGGGAGGAATTGATCGAGGAATATGTCGTAGGCAAGCAACAAGTGGCAATATCTGATCTAGTTTGGGACATATTCGAAAAAGGTATGGCAGAATTGAGACGTTCGGAGCATACAAAAATTGGCGAGTTTCTGCGGAAGTTCGGGTTCGAGCGGAAGAAGGTGAGAGTGGCGGGAAAGGGCGTTAAGTGGCAATTCATCAGGATTTGTACCCCTAATTGAAGGGGAACAGTACCCCTTTGATCGTTAACAAGGGGAACACCTAATTCTCTAATACTATCAGTATCTTATATATATATGTACCCCTTGTTCCCCTTCTAAAGGGTATTTTATATTATATAGGAGAGTAGGGTGTTACAGGTACGTTGCTTGGAAGACACACCTTAAAAGTGAGCCTCACATGAAAGTGCAATTGGAGCGTCGAGAAGGGGAACAAGGGGTACAATCCCCGTAAGCCTTTGATTGGGCTGGGAGATTGATGTTCCCCTTGTTAATCTTAGGAGGGGAACGTTGGGGAACAGAGGGGAACAAAGCTCTGTGCAATCAATGACTTAGGGTAGGGGAACGGCAGTTTAACGTCAAGAGGAATGTTATGGAACGAGAGCTTGAGGAAGTAATTTGCAGCCGGGCGGCCAAGGATCCTGGGTTTGCGATCGCCTGGGCGCTTTTGGAGCTTGGGCAGCGGCAGAAGGAGATCGCTCGGGAGATCAACACGCTGGGGTTCAAGGACGCTGCGACGCCGTTTGGGGCGATGGAACTTCTGGGGTTGGAGTTTCGGCGGATTGCGGATGCGCTGGATGGTGTGGCGCGGGCGATCCGGGCGGCATCTAGCCAAGATGATGAAGATTGAGTATGTTGCGGGGGCTCGGTCAGCCGCCGGGCTTCTTTTCGTTGAGGAAATTGGGCCGTGGCGCGCGAGTGTCGCGGCCCATGCTTTTTTGGGGGTTTGGGAAGGATGCGCGCGAGAAGCCTACGCGAGCGCGGCGGCGAGATCGTCTTTCGTCTCGCTGACGGCGGATGAAAGCCCGCCGCCTGCCAGTAGATCCTTCGTACGATAAGCAAGCGCTGGCCTTGGGCGCACCGCTGTCGTAGCAGGCGGCCCGAGGCCAGAGGGCTTGTGTGAGGCTGTAGGAGCCTCCTGGAGGGTGTCTTGGGACATTAACCCTCGACCTTTCGATTAAGGTGTCGGCGGCGGAGTCGTCAGGCCCGCCAGCGCAGCGGTCGCGGCGTCGACTTTGGCCTGGCTGGCTTCGACGGAGGCGGCCTGGGCGTCGATCAGGGCTTCATTCGACGGAATAGCGTTGACGGCGGCCGTGAGGCTGTCGACGGACGTAGCGAGCCCGGCGGTGGCAGCGGAGAGGCGATCAAGAGCGCTCATGATGGTTTCCATTTGGCTAGCGAGCTGAGAGAGGGCGTGCGCGAGGTGCTCGCACTTGGGTTCGCGCGCGTCGTTGTGGTGATGGATGTGGATCTGCATGGGTTAGATCCTAGCGTGTTTGTGCGTCGGTGTCATGAAGCCCCCTCACCCGCCGCACGCACAGAACATCGCCGAGCCGACTTTGGTTGCGCGTTTGCCTTTGGCCCACCGTGGCGTGCGGCGGTGTTTTGGCATGGCGTGCGGGTGCCAGTAGTTCATCCATGCGTGGCCGTCGCGTGACTGCCATTCGAGTTCGACCAGCCGCGTCATCCGCTTGAAGGCGCGCGTAGACTTCACACGATCCCCCCAGACCAGCTCTTGATCGGCACGTCTCGGATCGAACGCGGTGAAAGCCCACGTGCAGCGGTTCGGGCCGCGGCAGGTTCGGTGCAGCATGACGTCGGTGATCGTCGAGCCGTACCGCCCCGACTCCCAGCGGTTGAGCACAACACGGACGATCGCACGGACTTCGGCGTCCGATTGCCGGGCTGCCTCGCCGAGAAGACCGCGCGCGAGAATGTCTATCTCCTCGCGCGGGAGAGACTTGCGACGCTCCCCGACGCCAACAGTCTCAATGGGACTACGCGCGAGAACGCGGTCGTCGAGTTGTTGCGTCGGGGTGAGATAGCGCGTGATGTCTTCGCTTGTAGATGATGGGCGGTCGCGAAGATCGCAGGCGGTTAGTGTGAGGGCGGTGGAGGCGGTGAGGAAGACCGCGCGCGAGAACGTGGTCATTCCGCAAACCCTCCCTTGAACGCCACCCGCATCGCCGCAATCCCCGACGGATCAACCCCGCATCCGGCGTGCCGGATCATCTTAGGAGTCATGGCGATTGTGTAGATGGTCGCGAGGAGGAAGACGAGCGCGATTGCAGTGAGGCAAGCGCTGGCGAGGAGGTTGGTTTTGGACATGGTTGGTTGTTCTCCGTTTCTATAAAGGTACGTCTAGAAGCTCAATCGTATCGTCGATAAGCTCCAAAGCTGCACTGCTTTTCTCAGCCTCATCATCGTTCAACTCGCTTTTGAAATCACACGTCCATTTGTGCAAACGATCCCGGATTTCGCACAACTCTTGATACGCAGCGGTGTCGCGTCCGTGTTCCGGTACGTTACCCTCGTCGCCCCATGCTTCGCGGCTCATTTGATTATTCTCCTTTCGGTTGATTCGACAGGCTTAAGAAGACCGCGCGCGAGATTGCGTGCTAGTCCGTTCCATCATGCGCCGCACGCCACGCGCGATATTCCACTGCCGTCATCGTGCGCGAATGCACCATGCCGTCCGCGTCATCCCACAACGCCAGCACGGGCCACCCCGCCAGCCCAGGCCAACGCCGCCAGTCATCCCCCGCCAGCTCGAACGCCGACACAAGCGCCCCGCCTGCGTGCAGATCAACGTCCGCCAGCCCGGCAAGCGCGCGTTGCCAATAATGCGGCACGTGCGGCGGTTCGTCGGCGAAAATGGCAGGTTCATAGGATGCGCGCGAGAACGCGGCGCGCGAAGGTTCGTCAGGCACGCGCGTTAGGGCGCGGCCATATATCGTCATTGGCATCTGTGTTGCTCTCCAAAACGCTGCACAATCGCAGCATGGGGCGCATCGCATCGTCGATTGACGGATGCGCCCTAGCTGTGGTCGTGCGGTGTTAGGCGTGTAGCTTGCCGTCGTCGCCTACGTACAAGTCAAAAGCGCCAAACGCATGCGCGGCGTTTGTCAGTGTTTGAGCGTACGGTTCCGGCCAATCACCATCCCAGAACCCCGCGCCGTGGTGATTGCGCGTCAAAAAGAAGTCGTGTCCCGCGCGTTCAATTTCATTGAAGTCAGGGCCGCATTTGACGTTGCCAGTTTGGATTGCGTTGGCGAGGGTGTCTCGCTGCACACGTTGAAAGCGCGCACAATCGCCAACGATGCGCGCGAGTGTTTCGGGCGCAATGTCTTCAACGTCATAGCTTTGATCCAACGGCACGCCGCCGGATTCGTCGCTTTCGTCATTCGTCGACCACAGCGCGGTTTGAATATAGGCGCGCGTGAACGCGTCAAGTTTGTCTGCCATGTTTGTTCTCCAAGCCTCATCAGTCACGGTCTACCGTGATACGCCAACGCTCGCACGTTGGCGTTTCGGCTTTATAGAAGGCCGCGCGCGAGTGTTTATCCCGCGTCGTGCCCAATGCGCCGCACGCTGCGAATCGCACGATCCGGGCAACCCTCATACTCGCGCACCATGTGCCGCGCGGCCGTGGCATTGCGCGCCACAACGTACAGCGTGAAAAATCCGTGATCGTGCTTCAGCTTAATCTCAAATTGCGACATGATCGTTCTCCAAACGATTGATTGACTGATGGTCTCATCAGGCATGGTCACACCATGCGACGGCGCTACTTACGCGCCGTTTCGACCTCATCAATTCCAATTCGCGCCAGCGCCGCCGCCTTGCATGCCGGAAAATCAGCGCCGTCTACAAGCGCTTGTAGGAAGGCTGCGCGTGCAGTTTCGTTCGCGTGGTGTACCTCAAACGATTTAGGCTTGGGGCGTTGCGCTATGTAATGCGCGTGCAGTGCGTCGCAAACAGCGTTCCACCATACTTGCGCCGCCGCCGCTTGTGTCGGTGACTTAGCAAGCATCAGCTTGGCTTTTGTTACTAGGCTGTAATCCATGTGTGTTCTCCGGTCTCATCAGCTAGGGCGATACCCTAGGACGCGCGCGAGAACGTGCCGCGCGCGTTTCGACCTTCACGCACGCTTGGCAGTCAATTCCGCACAATCCGCGCGCAGCTTCTCGACCACGCGGCGAATCACGCTATCCATCGCAATCCCTTGGCCGGTGCAGGTGCGCGCCCATACACACAATCCCTCGAAGTCTGTGTCGACACGTTCGCCTTGGGCGATGAGTGCGTCAGCGAGCCATTGCGAGACTGCCCAGTGTTCGAACACTTCCCATTCGTAGGGCTCGATGTCGTGGTCCGTACACAACGCCGCCCAGTTTGCCGCGCACCATGTCGATTCGCGTGCGCCGCTGTTTTTTGGCGTGCATTTAAAATAGTCCGCGCCGTATTCGTCTTTGTACGGCCCCGTCCAGCCTTCTTGCGTCGCCGCCTCTTCCCAGTCGAGCACGGGCGATTGCAGCTCGTATGCCTTCTCGGTCAGCTCCAACAACACGCGCGCCGGATCGTTCGTTTGCAATTCACGGTGCATAGTTCCGTATCCACTGGCGAGCGTATTCACCACGCCACTAACACAACACAACACCTCTTGCCGCACGATTCGCTCGCACGCTTGTTCGATCGTCTCTTGGTCTCTCATGGCCTCAGTTCTCCATTTGCCTCATCAGCGCGAGTCACACTCGCGGACGTGCGCACGCATGGCGCGCACGTTTCGGCATGCCTTACATGCAATAAGCCAGCTTTCCGCCGTCCTGCACTAACGCCACGCAATGACGAAAACCGCCGGGCTCGCACACCACAGCGAAAGCTTTGTCCGGGTGTATCGCGCGCAGCACGTCCGCGCGTTTGCATGCGTTGCGAAACAAGCGATAGGTGCGAAATTTGCGCTTCATAGTCCGTTCTCCAAAGGTCTCATCAGTGACGGCACAAACCGCCAGACGTGCGCGCTAGTGATTCGCGCACGTTTCGACCTAGCAAGCGTGGCGCATGTCGCGGCGATATTCGCGATACTCATACAGGCTAGAACCGCTTACCGTGATTCCGTAGCTTTCATTGAGTTCCCATGCCTCGGAACCGTCGCCACGCACGTCAACCGCAACGCACAATTCACGCGAACCATGCTGCACGTGCTCCCATGCCTCGCGAATCAACGCCGCGACTTGTTCCACATGGTCCGCGTCGTCTTCTTTCCACGCTTCGACATTCCACGCCATTTCGTGAACGTCCACCTCATAGCGTAGCGACTTCTCGAATTGCTCGAATGAGCGTGCGGCCTCATGCGTCGCATCGTCTGGCATGTAACACCCACGCAACCCACGCATGATGCACACGTAAACAGGCTTTCCCTTTGTCATAGCGTCATTCTCCAAACAGTTTCCGATGGTCTCATCAGCCAGCGCCCAACGCTGATACGTGCACAACGCGCGCACGTTTCGACCTTGCCTAATCTGCATACGCTGATTCAATCCGTTCGCCTGTATGGTCGCACGTCAATTCACCGTCTTCCCAGTTCACATCAACAGCCACAACACGCCAGCCGTCATTGATGCGATTCGCGACACTGTCCAGCACTGAGCGTAAGTTTTCGCGCACAACATCAAAGCTCAAGGCCGCGCCGTCGTTTGTGATGAAAAAGAGTGGATACCCGCCCGGCCACGCATACGGACCATTGCGCATTGCGGTGCGAAGGTCTGAGATTGAATTTATATTCATGTGTCGTTCTCCGGTCTCATCAGCGCGGACCTTATCCGCGTACGCCCCCAATGCGGGGACGTTTCGACCTTCTACGCCGCGCACTCCAGCTGCTTAATCTCCAAACAAGCCTCAACCCAACACAGCGCGAACATCCGCCGCACCGTGTTTGTCGCCTCAGCCGTCGCCTTGTTCTCAACCCACAACGCCAAATGCCGCGCCGTCACAGCGTGACGCTCGCTCAATGATGCGTCGCGGTTGTACCAGTGCATAGCGCTCGCTTGATCGCCTATCGTATGTCCAAACATTGATCGTTCTCCAAAGCCTCATCAGCGTGGTTCTAACCCACGGACGGCCGCAACGCGCGGCCGTTTCGGCTTGCTTCAGTCTTCGCGCAATTTTTCGACTTTGTAGACGTTAGTAGGGTTAGTCGCGCGGCAATCCCTAGCGTAGAAATCCGCCGCAGGTTTGCAGTTGAATGCGGCGATGGTCTCAAAGAACACTTGTCCCGCTGGCTTGCACCGCACGCCGTAAATCAACACTACGTTCATGTCTTCGAATCGCATTTGATCGTTCTCCAAAGCCTCATCAGTGCGGGCGATACCCGCATACGCCGCACGATGTGCGCGGCGTTTCGGCTTGCCTCATCCAATAAGCGACAACGTCCCCACGAAAACCATTGTGAAGGACAACGCCAACGCCGCCGCAACTTGGATCAAGAATGTAATGTCTTCGCTATCCATAGGCCGTTCTCCAATGCCGGACGCCACACACTGCAACGTCCTACGCTTCACCATGACGTGATTCGCCTTTCCAATCAACTAACGCCGCTCGCAATCCGCCGCGCCAGCACGGATGACATGCGATTTATAGTGCGACATACTGACGCACTTAGACTGTGTTAGCATGTCTCATGAGAACCGCCCCTGAGCTTGCCGCCCGTCTCGTAATGACTGCCCCCGGTGTCGCCCGTCTCACGGCCCCTGAGCTTGGCGCATTGTGGGGCTTGGCCTATGCATTTTGGGAGGGAGAGGGCCGACCTTTGCCCAAGGATGACGCTACTTTAAGCGTGCTTGCCCGGTGTCATACGCGGCGATGGTATGAGTTCCGCGAATCAGTGCTGGCGGTGTGGCGGCCCTTAGAACCGCGCCTTGCCACCGTATACGCTGACAGATTGTCAGTGACAGAGGCAAACCTTATACGCAGCAAGGTTGGCAGTCAGGCCAGCGCCCTCAAACGCAAGCAGCGCCAAGGCCAGCGCAACGCAGACGGTGGAAACAAGCTGATTGATTCGGAAAGCCTGAGTGCGCGGCTAGTACCACAAACGCGGAGCTTTGCAGCGAAAAGCGACGGTAACAACGCGGATTGTACACCAAAGCGTGTTGTTCGCAGCCAAAAGCACGCATTGTTGAGTGATGTGGGGACATAATGCGCCCTAAAGCAGCGCGTGACACTCGATTTACACTCAAAACAACTGCTTGCTACGTGATTACATCAGGCAAGCGAGGCCCGTGCAAGCTCGGCGTGACATACGACCTGCGCGAACGGCGCAACATGCTGCAAGCAGGCAATTGGCTTGTTCTGTCTACATACGCGGCGTTGTGGTTCGCTAATTCTCGCCTTGCCTATGCAGTGGAGAGCGAAGCGCTCCGTACACTGACAGATAGCGGCAAGCTCTTGCGTGGCGAGTGGTTCAACGTCACGCCAAGCGACGCGCTAGCAGCGCTGGAGCAAGCAGCATCAATACTCAACGTTGCGTATGTGCGGCATGATGAACGCACGCAGAATGAAAGCGCAGCAATCCAAGCGCTAGACATATTCGATACGATCCGTTCGCGTAAGTAGCGCACCAATACGACACGCACCGTAACACCCGGAATCCACACCACGACGCACCGTCTCGAATCCGCCGACCCCCTTGGGGCTTGCGGGATGTGCGGAGATGTTGGCGGTCCGTTGCGCTACCGGAAAAAAAAATCCGACCCTGCGCTACCGGAAAATTTTTCCATGGGATTTTTGTTGAGGGTGCGGGATTTTTGTTGAGGGTGCAACGTTGAGGGTTGCATTGCTTGAGGGGAAGTGTTAAGACAACCTTACTGTTGCTGCCAAGGGAGAGCAAGATGCCTTATGATATTGATGGGTTGATCGGGCGGGGGGTGCGTTTGCCGATCGACGACGCCGCGCCGAAGCAGACCCTCAGCGACCTAATCTGCGAAAGCATGCGCGACGCGGCGAAGCGTGCGGTCACATATACCGCGCATGAGGTCTGCATGCACTCGTTCGTGAACGACAGCCCGTCGGTTTGTATGGCGTGCGGGGTGAGTGTGGTGTCGGCGCGGATTGCGAACGCGAAGCTATCAGCCAGTGTTCCGGTCCCCGGCGATCATGCTGGATGGGACAAGCTCAAGGCGGCGCTCGCTAAGTGCGAGCCCACCATCCCCTCCCAGCCGATGTCAAAAACCGAAGCCCAGCTCCACCACCTCACCTCCGTCCTCGGCTCCCGCGAAAAGGCGCTCGACCACTGGAAGGAATGCCACTTAGCCGAACGCGCCAAGCGCAACGCCAGCGACCGTGCCGACCACCTCGACGCCGTCGCAATGAACCGCTCGATCGACGAACTCTCCGACGCGCAAGAGTTGCAGCATGCGATGTCCCGACCGCTGGCGGCCGAGAAGTCGATGCGGGCGCAGATTTTGCTGCGGGAGGACGAATGACATGACCACACGGCACCTCGACTACGGTCGCCGCGTCATGCGCGTCTACGCGATCACCGATCGGGAACTTGAAGCTCTCGAACGGAGTTGGTCGCCCATCGCGCGGTGGGTCGCCAGGAGTATCCGGCGCGAGACGGCGTTCGATGACGATGCTCCGTCGAACGTGATACCGATCAAGGGCAAGCGGACGACACAAGACTGACAGACGGGAGCCCGCGAAGCGGGTTCGAACATTGAACATCCCCACTATTGAAAAGGAGAACAACCAATGGGTCTAGACATCTACTGCTCTTGGATCGCAGGCGCACCGATCGAGAAAGTCACCAACAACGTCGTCGTCACGCGCTACGACACGAACACAGGCAAACCCTACGAAGCAACAACGCTGGAATCCGTCTGGCGCTTCAAGGATGCGCCGCACATTGTGATCGACCTCGCGGCGCTGTCGGATGAGGTGCGAGCAGAACTCATCCACTTCCCATGCAACGAGTCCGACGACGAGCTGGGGTTTGCTGGGATACGGAATGAAATGTTGGGCTCGCATCGAAGCGGCGGCGACACGTTCGCGCTGTTTCCTTCGAAGGGCGAGCAGCTCGAAGCTGTCATCGGGGCGACGAGCGAACTGCGCGGCGAGTTCAAATACGAAGGCCCCGTGCAGTTGTGGTTCGTTCAGGAAATGTCATACTAGTCAGCCAACAAAGGAGAACAGCCCAATGGACTTATGGACTCTCATCATCACCCTCGACGTCCCCGGCCAGATGAACGTCATCCGGCTTGTCTACAAAGACGCCGATCGCGCCAACGACGCCTACCAAAAGCTCGCCAGCCCCATCGAAGGGGTGTTGAAATCTTACGACGACTACGGCCGCCGCGTCGTCATTCGCGCCGCATCAATCGCAGCCGTCCAGCTCTCCCATCTCCCCTCCGAATTCGAATCCGAAGCCGACATCGCCATCCTCCAAGGCCACGCGCAAAACAAACTCCAGCGCCGCGCCGCGGCCGATCCGATGCTCAAACAAATCCACCCGGCGAACGGGCCGTTGCCGTTTATGCCGCAGGGGAGGGGGTGAGCGATGCTTGATCTCGACACGACTGAGCAACACCAGGCAGCGGGAGAGATCACCGAACCGGCGAAGCGGTGGCGGAATCGCTTTCGAAGCATTCGCGGTCTTCGTGATCTCGACACGAGCGAACGCATTGCGGCAGGCGCGGAATTCTGGGAAGCCCGTGAATGGCCTTCCGCGGAAATCGCCGAGCAAAAGGCGGCTGATCGCCGAGAGCGCGCCAAAGCGAAACACGGCCATGAGGTCTGTGATTATCTCGGCGCGCACCCGGTGGACGCATGACCCTCATCTACCTCGCCACCCCCTTCCGCTCCCACCCCCGCGGCACCGAAACCGCCTGGGAAGACGCGCGCCGCGCCGCGGCCGCGCTCGTCCGCTCCGGCCTCACCGTCTACTCCCCGGTCGTCCATTGCGCACCGATCGCCGACATCAACAACTCGACGCACGACGCCGCGTGGCTTGACTATCAAGAGCCCTTCCTCGCGGCGTGCGACGAATTGATCGTCGTCATGATGCCGGGGTTCGCCGAGAGCGCTGGGATCCTGCACGAGGTCGCCTATTTCACCTCCGCAGGGAAACCAGTCCGCTACCTCGCCTGGCCCGATATCCTCACCGGACCGGCCCCCACCCAACCAACAACCGACACGAGGCTTGTGCCGTGAGCGCGACTTGCCCAACGTGCCAGCAACCAGTCCCACCGCCGCATGGGATCACCATCGACGCCAATGCAGTCTATTTCAACGGTAAGTCGGTACGCTGCACCCGTCGGCAAATCTTATTGTTCACGCTGCTTCTCCGCCGTATTGGAATGGTCCTCACCCACGAAACTCTCTGGGAGCATCTCTATGGCGATGACCCGAATGGTGGGGCCGAGAAGAACACAATGAAAGTTTTGATGTTTCAGCTGCGCGGCCGGTTGAACACGATCGGTCTTCGTGTTGTTACGATCTGGGGAGTCGGCGTGAAGCTTGAGCGTCCTGGGGCTGCCCCAGACCCCGGGCATCACATGAAGCATCCCTTCAGCAAGAACGTCGATGTACTAACTGCAACAGTTGTTAAATGACCACCCCCGACCTCTACGCCCACCTCGGCGTCAAGCGCTCGGCCGACCTCGGTGACATCCGCCGCGCCTACCGCCTCCGCGCTAAACTCGACCACCCCGACACGGGGGGCTCAGAGGAGAAATTCGCCCTGACCACCAAAGCCCTCTCCGTCCTCTCGGACCCCGCTCGCCGCGCACGCTACGACGCAACGGGCGACACTAGCGAAGCCGCGATCGACAACTCCGCCTCCGAGCGCGCACAACTCATCGTCCAACTCTTCGACGCCGTCTGCCAGCAAGCCGCCAAGTCCAACCTCGCCCCGTGGCAGTTCGACGTCGCCGACGCGATGCGCGAACTCGCCGCCCGGCAGATCACCGAGTCCCGCGCCAACCGCAAGCAGGCCGAGCGCAACCTCGCCGCCGCTGAAAAGATCGTCGGACGGTTTCGTCGTAAGGCCAAACGCGGTAAGCCCGCCGAAAAGGGCGACAACCTTCTCGACCGCCTCATGCAGGGCCGGTGCGACCCGTTCCGTCAGCAAATCCGCCAGATCGATGAGGCGATCGCGAAGTTCGAGGCGGTGCTTGAGACGCTCAAGGAGTATGATTTCACATTCGACGAAGCGCCGCCGCAAGCCAGCGCGCCATTCTTTACAATCCGTGTAGGCTAAGGAGAACAGCCATGCCCCGCAAACCAAAAGACCCCACCCGCCCGTGCTACAACCTCACCTCCCCAACCACCCGCACGGTTGTCATCACCCTCCCGCCCGAGAAATGGGCGTGGCTCGATATGATCGCTTCCGACCGCAAGGAGTCGATGCGGTTCGTGATCGCGTCGATCCTAGACCTCGTGATCACAGAGGACCACGCCGAGGAAATGCGGAACGCCGCAGCATGACAGGCCAAGCTCGATCAACGATGCTCGGTGAGTCTGGCTACGTCCGCCAAACCGCCGACGCCTACTGGACCCCCGAGTGGTGTGTCGACGTTCTCCTCCGGCATATCCGCCTCCCCCGAGGCTGTGTGTGGGAGCCCGCGTGCGGGATCGGCAACATCTCCAAAGTTATTCTCCCTCACCGGCCTGTGTTCTCCTCCGACCTTCACACTTACGGGGCGCACAGCGATTATAACAATGGCGTGGATTTCCTGACGTGCGATCTCCCGCACAGTGGTGTCTACTCGATTATCACCAATCCCCCCTACAACCTCTCCGACGAGTTCGTTCGCCGCGCGATCTGGCACATGAAACCACGCGACGGCCTCATCGCCATGCTTCTCCGCAACGAGTGGGACTCCGCCGCCTCACGCACGCCGCTATTCGAACGCCTGTACGCAAAACTCGTCCTCACCAAACGCCCCCGCTGGTCCGACGACAACACCGCCTCCCCGCGCCACAACTTCGCGTGGTTTATCTGGGACTTTTCCCAAAACACCTACCCTCGTATCATGTGGGACAAACCATGAGCCAACCCAAACGCCCCGGCCGCCAGCCCACCCAACTCGCCTCGCGCCTTCCGATGGAAGCGGCCCCCGACGCAACCCAAGCTCCTGACATGACCGCGGGCGCTAACCCCGCGCTCACACCGCCCACGCCCGCGCGCAAAGGCCCGATCCGCTGTGCCGCCTGCCTCTGGGGCCAGGACATTTCCCTCGGCCCCGACCTGCGCCGCTGCCGCCGCAACCCGCCAACCGCCCACTACCAAAACCGCCAAGTCGGCCACGCCTCGGGCGTGATCGCGCTCGGCATGTTCCCGACCGTCGCCGACCAAGACTACTGCTCCCGCGCCGAGCCGCTCCCGACATGAACAACATCCTCTCCAACCCAAAATGGGCGACCCTCTTCACGCAATTCGTCTCGCACATCCGCATTCCCTCGAAAGAAGTCGCCCGCTTCGACCCCAACGACAAAGGCGTCCCCCTCGAACTCTGGGGCTCCCAGCACGCCTACATGCGCGAACTCGCCGATGGGCTCGAACAAGGCCAGCGCACCTTCGTCTTCCTCAAAGGCCGCCAGCTCGGCGTCTCCACCATCAGCCTCGCGATCGACCTCTTCTGGATGAGCTTCTTCGCGGGCACCCAGGGCGTGATCGTCACCGACACCGATCCCAACCGCCAGCGCTTCCGTGCGCTCATCAAAACCTACCTCGCCTCCTTCCCGAAAGGCTTCCTCGGCTCGTTCGGGATATTAAAGGGACACGATAACCGCGACAGCATGGGCTTTTCGAACGGCTCCGTTCTCGACTTTCTCGTCGCTGGCAAGTCAACCGGCGCGAACCGCAACAAAACCCTCGGCGAGTCCCGCGGCTACTCCTTCGCCCATCTCACCGAAACCGCGAACTACGGTTCGACCGAGGGCTTGCAGTCCTTCCGCGAAACACTCGCTGAAAAGCACCCCAACCGCCTTTTCATCTACGAGTCCACCGCGAAAGGCTGGGGGCCGTTCAAAGACCTCTACGAAGAGTGCCTCCGCGACCCCGTCACCAAGCGCGCCTGTTTCATCGGCTGGTATCACAAGGGCATCAATTCCCTGAACCCCAAAGGCCCCGCCCCCGAGCCCCGCCTGTTCCAAATCTACGGCACCCAGCCCCCGGACGCGCTCGAACGCGAGAAGATGAAAATCGTGCTCGAACGGCACAACGTCGCCGTGAACATGCAACAGCTCGCATGGTATCGCTGGCGTCAGTCCGACACGTCCGCCTCCTCCGCCGACCTCGCGCAAAACCAACCCTGGTTCGCCGAGGAAGCCTTCGTCCTTTCCGGCGCATCGTTCTTCCAAATCCGCGTCGTGCAAAAGCACCTCGAACGGGTCCAAGAGCCCGCCAACTCCGCCTTCTGGGGCTACAAATTCTACCTGGGCAACAACTTCCTCGCTTCCAAGATGGAGCAGGTAATATCCGACGTCTCGCAAGTCACCCTCCGCGTCTACGAAGAACCCGACAAGCGCGGCACGTACGTGATCGGCGTCGACCCGGCCTGGGGCCGCAACGTCCAGCGCGACCGCCACTCGATCTCAATCTGGCGCTGCTACGCCGACTGCCTCGTGCAAGTCGCCGAGTACGCCGACAACGCGGCCGACACACGCCAAGCCGCCTGGGTCTTGGCCTACCTCGCCGGGGCTTACCGAAACTGCGTCATCAACATCGAAACGACCGGCGGCTCGGGCCTTGCGGTCCTGAACGAACTCAAATCGGTAAGAAACCAGCTCCAATCCACCCCCTACGCCGACCAGCTCCGCGACACCCCATGGGAAGACTTCCTCGCCAACGCACGCTGGTACATCTACCGCAAATACAACGACCAATCCGGCGGCTCGGGCAATGTCACCCAATGGTCGACCACCCGCTCGAACAAGTTCGAAATCATGAACCAACTCCGCGACACGATGGCGAAGACCGAACTCGTCCCCTACTCCCGCCCCCTGCTCGACGAGATGTGCTCGGTCATTGTCACGGAAGACGGCAAGGTCGAAGCCCCGGGCCGGAACAAAGACGATCGCGTGTTCGCCGCGGCTCTCGCGAACCGCACATGGATCGACCAAGTCCGCCCGATGCTCCTCGCCTCAAACGCGACTTACGCCGCGGTCCACTCGAATGCGCCTGGGACAGAAACCGGCTTCGAGGGCATGATGAACCGCAAGGTGCAGGATTTCTTCAAGCAAGCTGAGGCACGGGCGAGCGAAGGCCCGCAGAAGCCTGCTTGGATGGTTGCGAGAGGTTTGGCTTAGTTATGGGGACACGATAAAATGAGCGGACGCGACTTCATCAACCCAACCCACTTCGGCCCCGCCACCAACGCCGAATCCCTCATGCAGCCCCGGCGTGAACTGAACGTCCACGTCCGCATCGTGGACAACGGCGCATTGCTCTACCTCTCCGGCGTCGCCCCAGGCATCTCCCCAACGCAACAACCCCCCGAGCGCGTGGCCGTCACGATCGACCAGGCCGTCGAGCAATTCCGCGAGCTTCTCGTGAAAGTGTGGCCGAGCGCGAAATGAGCCAGGCAGCGGGCGCGCGGTTAATCAGTGTGGGGGCATAGAACAGCGCATAGAGGGCGGGGCCGATCCATGTGACGGCTGGTTGTGACACCAAGACTCCACCCCTGTCAACCCCCTTTTGCCATCCTCCTAAATCCGTGAGATAACCGGCTCATGGCCGCAAGGCCGGAGAACTCCAGCCCGGAAGGCCGCGCGTCTTAACCATGGCATCCTACGACCCCCGCCCCCGCTACACCGCCCGCTACAAATGCCACGCGTGCGGCACGAAGTTCAAAAAAACCCTCCGCGACCCCAACGCCCCCGACCCCTCCTGCCCGGAATGCGCCGCCCCACCTCTCCCGGTCCGCGGCCTCGACTTCAACCGCCCGCCCCCGGCCGCCGTCGGCATGAACAACGCTGTGCGCGCCCGCGACATCACCGCCGACATCGTCATGTCCGACTACAAAATGACGGACCTGCGCGATGCCCACCACGAGGGCGACACGATGGCCCCACGCCTCGACCCCAAACGCCAAGAAGCCGCCGACAACTTCTTCGCCCAAGGCTCCCGCGCCGTCAAAACCGACCCTGCCGTCGCCCAGCACGTCGGCCGCATGCAGCGCCTCGCCTCATCTGGCGCGCTCGCGCACCAACCCGACGCCGTCACCATCAACCGCATGATCGATTCCAAGCCCCAGTTCCGTCGCGTCGGTTCGGGAAAGCTGTGAGGCTCAGATGGTCGCGTACGTCTACAGGCTGACATGTACAATTACCCAAAAAGCCTATATTGGGATCACGATTAGGCACCCCTTTCAGCGTTGGGGCCATCACGTGCATGACGCTTTTAAGCAGAACAGGGACACGTACTTTGCTCGCGCCATCAGGAAGCACGGCAAGGATAATTTTACGCTGGAAGTTCTCCATGTAGTCGAGCACGTCGATGACGCCGCTCGTTTAGAGCGTGAGCTTATTTCGTCACTCGGTACGCTAGCTCCACATGGCTACAATTCTTCTACTGGCGGAGAAATTCTTTGCGGCGCGCAATTGCACCCCGATAGCGTTGAAAAGCGCGCCGCAAAACTCAGAGGTCGGAAGCATTCTGTTGAAATACGGCAGCGAATGTCTATTGCTGCTAGGAAGCGCCCGCCTACCTCAGATGCGACAAGGGAGAAACGCCGTATTATCGGTAGAGGTCGCCGCCAGAGCGAGGCATCAAAAGAAAAATGCCGCCAAATCCATTTAGGCAAGCCAAAAAGCGAAGCTATGAAAGCAAAGCTCAGTCTTCTAAAAACTGGAGTTCCGCGTCCGCCGGAATCGGTTGAAAAGCAACGTGCTACGCTTCTAGCTAAGTTTGCAGCCAACCCAAAAACGCACTGTAGGCGTGGTCACGAATTTACACCCGAAAACACATATTACTACCCGAACAAAAAAGGCAAAGAGTGCCGCGCTTGTATTTACATTCGCCGCCCGCCTGCAAGATTACGTCCAGAAAACGATCTACTCTTTGGGGGTAAATTCGCGTGTCATTGAAAATCCCCTCACGTGGCTTAGGAAAATGGGCATCTGAAATTGTGATTCAGTGCAGCAGCTCTCAGAAAGAGCGTGCGCAACGTGGAGCGCTTTTCAGGAATCTTTTCTTGACGGGTGATCCTAACGGAACACCTCAAACATACCCCAAGACAAACCCGTTCATCGAACAGCTCGGGGCATTTTTGTATTCTCCTATTGACTTGCGTTTTGTTGTCAACGCCGACGACCCCGGCCAGCCCAACGAGCGCGCGATGGCGCTCGCCGCCTCCCGCGTCCTGCACGCCGAGCTGCGCGCTGGCGGCGTCGACATGAAGATCGACCAAGTCGTCACGCAATCCCTCATCAAAGGGAAATCCTTCCTCCAGATCCTCTTCTCCCGCCGCCCCAACGGTACCTGCCGCTTCGAGCCCTCTGTTCTCCAGCCCGAACTCATGGGCGTGCTCCGCGAAGATCTCCCCTCCCTCGATGCGCAAGAAGCCTTCTTCTTCTCGACCTACATCACCTACGGCCGCTTTTCCCAACTCGTCGCCAACCACCCCGATCGCGACGACCTCCTCAAGTCCGCGCGCAAATACATGCGCCCCTCGGACGCCGCCACGACCTCCCCCGACAAAGCCAACTTCCTTAAGCAAGTCATCGTTGGCGGCCTCAACCCCTACCGCACTTCCGAGCAAGGAGCATCCGGCAACCAGGGCCTCGTCAATTGGCTCTCCGGCCCGGCCCCGACCTTCAACCCGGAAGTCCTGGCCTCCCTGATCCGCATCGACGAACTCTGGGTCCAAGACGCCGAGATGTCAGACTGGACGACCATTCAGCTCATGGGCGACGAGGTCATCGAGGGCAAATACATCCGCCGCAACATCTTCTCCGACCCCGGCGACATCACCGACAAAGAAACCCTCAAGCGCTCGCGCGACAACAATCCGCTCGCGGGCCGCATTCCATTCATCGAATTCTGCCCGAACGAACTCGAAGGCTATTTCTGGGGCCGCTCCGAACTCTACAACGTCTCTCTAATCCAACTCGGCCTCAACCAGCGCATCGACGGCATCCAGCGCCTCCTCCGCATGCAGGAAGACCCGCCGCGCTCCTTCTCAGGCAACTTCACCTCGAACCAAAACACCTACGCCAAACTCAACAAACCCGGCGCGTTCGTCACCTCCGACAACCCAAACGCTAAGGTCGAAAACCTCGCTCCCGATCTCCCCGCCGACCTCTGGCTCGACAAGCACGAATACGAGCGCATGTTCGACGACGTCGGCGGCTTCACCGCCACCATGCAGGGCCGCGGCGACGCGAACGTCCGTTCCCAAGCCCAGGCCGAAACTCTCGTCCGCACGGCCTCCCCGCGCTTCAAAACCCGCGCCCTAAAAATCGAACGCTCGGTCGAGAACGCAGGCAACCTCATGCTCGACGTCCTCCGCGCGCGTTACACCCGCAAGGTCGCGGGCTGGACCAAGCCCGGCGAAGAACCACCAAACGCAGCCCCGCAAGCATGGTGGCGCAACTTCCTGCAATCCCCGGCTCCCGGCATGCATCGGATCGAATTCCTGATGCACGACTTGCCAGCAGAATACCAGGTCCGCGTTGACTCGCACTCCTCATCGCCCGCCTTCTCGTACGAGTCCCGCGAACTCGCCTTCGCGCTCGCCAACCGCGGCGCGATCAACAACCCATCCCTGATCGC